GATGCGATCGTCTCGCGAGGGTAGCCCGAAGCTGCCCAATCCGGTCGGGCTCAGCACGACGCTGATGTCCTGCACCCCGCCGGCGTCGAGGTCTTGCGGCCCGAAGGTGCGGAACTTGGCCGGGCACGTTATCTCGGCTGCCACCGTCAGGCCGCCGGTTGTGTTGTCGACCGCCGTGCGTTGCAGCGTTACCGACTGGCCGTAGCCGGCAATGGCCTTGTCGAGACGGGAAATGAGCGTCCTCGGCGTCATACCGTCCAGATCCGGTAAGCCCCGAGTAGATCGCGCGTCGCGGCCGGGACCGCATCGCCCGTCCCAGAGGTGGTGTTCGGGCTGTAATACAGATCCATTACATCCGGGATACGCTCCCGAGCCGTTGTCGGATCGTTGCCGACCTGATACCAGCGCGCGGTTACCCATTCGAGTGCAGCACTCTGGACATCGGCCGGGATCGTCTCGAACCCCGCGGTGTAGTCCACCACCAGCAATGATGCCGCCCACGCTACCGGCGCCAGCGAGCCATCGAGGCGGTAGATCCCGCCCGTCTCCGGGAATACTTCCAACAGCGTTGGATCGACGACGCCGCCGTCCTGGGTGACCACGAGCGGCGGAGTGTCGGTGATCGGGTATTGCCTCGTGATCAGCGGCTCACCGAAATTGCCGGTGACCTGTCGCAACTGATCGCGGTAGGTCTGCACCGCAAACACCCTGTCGCACCAGTTGTTGACCGCCTGCGATACCGCATCGATGTGCTGCGTCAGCATCGCATCCTGCGACGTGTCGGCCGGGTCGATGTCGAGCACCTCCTTGACCTGATCGAGCGTCACCAGGGCCAGGCTCGTTGCCGGCGTGATAACCCGCGTGATGCGATAGGCGTTGTTCACCGCGCTACCCGCGCCAGCACGGGATACAGATCACAATCGATCGTGCTGCCATCGCTCAGCCGCAAGCGCAGCAACTCGCCGTCGCATTCAAGTGTCACGGGTGCTGGCCCCGGCGGGCCAGGATAACCCCGTTCGCCGATCGGGCCGGGTGCGCCGGGCGGGCCGGACTTGCCGCGGCTGGCGATCAGTTGCCAGCCATCGCCGGGGCAAGCCCCTGGGGCGTCCCAGAGCGCGACAAATGACGAGCCGTCCATCGCCACCACGTCGAGCAGTTCATACGTTCTGGCGGCCTTCCAGGTGCCCTGGAACGCGGGTGAGCGACCATCGGTGCCGCGCTCAGCAACGCAAACCCAATCATCGTCCGGAGGCTCCTCGGCGGTGTCGCGCATCGCGCACCACGTCGCGCCGGCATGGGTGACCAAGTCGCCGCCGTAGCTGACGCCGCGTTGCCATGCGAGCGGCACCACAAACCGCCCTGGCGGCCCCTGGATGCCCTGTTCGCCGGGTGGGCCTGTGATAGCCTCGCCAGGCTCTCCGCGCGCGCCAGCCTCGCCCTGCGGCCCCGGCGGGCCATCGTGCAGTTCTGCGAGCCGTTCGACGTACATCTGGCGCAATTCGAGCGCTAGGGTGGCAAACCTTGCTTCCATCTCGGCAATGACTCGCCGTGTCTCCGACTGTGCTAGCTCGCGTTCAGAGCGCCATTCCTGGCGTGCCTTGGCGACGACTTGCCCGAGTGCGCCCACGAGGGCGTCAGGCAGCCCGCTGGTGCCGTTCATCAAAGTCATCTGCGGCATCGATGATCTGTCCGATCATGGCGTTTTGCTGCGCCGTGCTGTCAGCAGGTGTGGTGTCGGGTTGTGGCGGCGTCGGCGGCTGCGGCGAAGGTGGCTGTAGGTCGGCGCCATAGCTGAGCGGCACGACCTGCTGTTGAACTCGCGGCTGCTTGCCATACCCGCCCGGCACCGCCGGCAGATTCTCCTCAGCGCGCGCCTCATCCGGTGAGTAAATGCCGCTGATGACGCCGCGCGCCAGCGCCTCGATGCGCTCGCGATAGGCCGAGCGCAGCAACGCCTTCGTGTCAAATTCGAGATACTCGTCGGGCACGCCGCGCAGGTTGAACAGAAGCCCGAAGGCTTCCTCGATGTGGTTGATGGTGAACCCGAACCCGGTCGCAATCCACGATTGCATCAACAATTCGGTGCTGGCGTAGGTCGTGCCGCCGATGCCGAGAATTTGCAGCGGGATGCGCAGCGCCAGCGCAATATCCTGCTCGTTCATCTTCATGACTTCGGCGAGCTGCGCATCGACCGCGGTGGTCTGGATCGGCTGAGCCTTCAAGCCGTGAGTGGCAAACATGGTGTTGCCGGCATTCTCGCCCGACGAGCGCTCGATCCACTTCGCGCGGATCGCCTCGATCTCCTCCATTTTCAGGGCGGCGTCGGTTTGCAGGATGAAGCTGGGCCGCGACTGGTTGAGATAGAACGCGAGCTGCTGAGCCCTGGCGGCACCCGACATCGCTAGATCGAGCGCCGCCGCGAGGATCGGCGTGACGCCGCGCAACGGATGAACCGGCGTATGCAACCGGACGTGCAACACGTCGCGCGCTGGCACCGAGTTGGTCAGATCGAACCGCGCCTGTGCAATCTCGTTGCCGTACAGTGAATAAAATATGCTGCCGTCGACCGCTACATACGCAATCCCGTGGCGCATGCGGTGCAGTTCGGTGATTTCGCCGCGGTTGTTGCGGATCGCGTATGCGAAGCTCTCGCCGCGCTCATAGAGCAGCCGCGTCAACCCCATCATAAAATCGCTGATGCTCTCGTAGTCGTTCGGGTGCCGCATAATCCGCGACAGCGCGCTGTTGGTGACGCGCTCCCGCCCGCCGTTGTCGAGGCTGCGCCAGTGATCGCCGGGACACATCGGCACCGTCTGCGCATAGGCCGAGACGCACGCCTCCAACATCGCGCTCGGCCCGCCATACGGTTGCAGGTTGGCGCCGGTCTGCCACCAGTTCCACGGGCTGCCGGCCGGCAACCAGCCGTTCGACAGCATGTACGGGCCTGGCCGATACTGCCCCTCGACCGCGCGCTTGCCCCACGGCAACAGCCGCGCCAGCGAGAATGCCATCAGCGGGTCGTATAGCCCGGCTTGTCGGCCGCCGGCTGCATCTCGCGCGTTGCCGGCTGCGGCTTATCCGCCTTCGGCTTGCGCTTCTTCGCCGGCTTCGGCTTGTGCGGATTGCCCGCCTTCATTTGTCGCGCTCGCGCGGGACGCTGCGCTCGGCCCGCTCGGCCCGCGCCGATTGTGCGCCAGCCGCCGCGACCATGATCGCATTCGACGGCGGCGCCTGGGTCGAGCCGAAGGCGTTGCTGGCGGTGACGATGCAGCACACCTCGTGCCCGACGCACACCTCGTCGATCACATAGCTCTCGCCGTTGCCGAGCACGTTCGTCGTATCGGCGCGCCATTCGTAGGCATAGCCGCTCGGCTCGCCGGTCCAGTTGCCCATCGTGCAGGTCAGCGTCGAGCCGACCGCGCCGGTGCCGCTTACCGATGGAATGTCGACCACCGATGGCGGCAGGTCGGTGGCAGCCGCACCGTGCCCCTGTAGCTTCAGCGCGTCGGCCTCGGCCTGTGTCGGTGTCGGGTCAGCCATTTGTCATTCCTCCTATGAAAACGGCGGGGCCGAAGCCCCGCCCGCCCTCAACGTGCGTTTACGGTCCCCAATTGATGCCGGTGCCGATGAACTGCACCATGCCCGTGCGCCGCATCGCCCAACTGACGTTCGCGGTCATCCGGATGGCAATCTGCGCGGTCTGGAACATCGACTGCGTCGGCGTCGCCAGAACACCCGAACCCTGCGCACCCGTGGCAATCTGCAATGGCGACGTGTCTTCCATGTGCAGGGTCGCCTCTTCGCTGACGACGAACTCCGGCGCGTCGGCGACGCTGACAAAATCGACGGCGTCGATCATGTAGGCGCTGCCGGCGGCGATCGAGGTCGACGCAATCACCGTGAACATTTCCTCGAATTGCGCCGCCCATCCGAACGGAGCCCCAGCAGGCCCCGGTGCGAACACCAGTTGCTGCCGCTGCGCCGGGTTCATCAACAGCGCCAGCTTGCGCCCGGCATTGGCGGCGTAAAACGGCGCCGTCAATTTGTTGAGATCGCCGAGGAACGCCGCATAGCCGCCGCCCGCCGTGGCCGTGAGCGTCGAGACGCCGTTGGTCAGCCCCGCCGGCCGGGTCGTCGACACCGCGACGTTGTCGAGCAGCACACCGTCGATGTTGATGCTGGTGTCGTTGACGATGCTGTCGCGGATCAGCGACTCGATCGCCGGGTTGGAATAGGCCGCTATCTCCCGGCTGTAGACGCTGATCCCGCCGACCTTGTGGGGATACAAGGTTATGCTCGTCGTGCCCAATCGGCGCACGGGGATCGGCTGCGATTCGGCGACGAACGCACCACCGATCGACGGTGTGGCAGTTCTGCTCGGTATTTTGATCGCCCCGGCATTCGGCCCGAAATTGAGCGCCGTGCCCATTGCCGAGAGCTTCGGGAAGACGCTGTTCGGATAGAGCAGGTTGACGAACTCGCCTTGCGCCAGTTGTACCAGATCGATCGCCCAGCCGCTGCCCGTGGTCGTCGCCCCGGCAACCGCGGCACGGGTTACGATCGCCGTGCCCTCGTCCTCGGGGTAATGCTGCCGCAGCATTTCCTCGATCGGCTGACGGTGAACCGCGGCGCGCACCCGTGTCGCCAGATGGCCCAAATACAGGTCCAGCGGGCTTCTCTGCGCCGTTGGCAACCCGAGCGGCCGGCGGTTGATATTAGGCGCGGTGATTGTCGTCGCCGCCACCTGCTGCGCCGGGCCCCGCGGCGCCATTGCCCGCTCGGCATTCTCAAGACTGCGCAGCTCGGCCTCGACGGCAACGATATCGTCCGACATCGCATCGCGCTGTACCGGGTCTTGCTCCTCTTGGTCGAGGTATTCGGTCAAGGCGTCTCTGGCAGCGTTTAATCGTGTTTGCGTGTCCTGGATCTTCTTGCTGATGCTCATTGGTTTATCCACCCGTGATAGGCGTTTCGTCACGGCTTGCTCGCCGGTTGCCGTCATGTCCCGTCGCCCGATTGCGGCATGCTCGCCGAAGGCCAGGATCATGGTGTCGTTCGAGATCCCGAGGGATCGCGCCAGTTGCAGCGCCGCCGGGTTCGCCGGTATCGACACAATCGATGTTTCCAGCAGTTCCTGGCGGGTGTAGCGCGTGCCGCCGCCAGGCCGCTTAGGGTCCAGTGGCTCGCTCTCGATGCCGAGAAATCCGACGCTCGTTGCCCGCAGGATGTTCTGCTCGATCAGCGACAATATCTCGTCGGTGCGGCGGCTGGTGCCTTTCGCCGCCGGCTCGAAATCCGCCACCAGGCGCTCGTCAGTCACCCGTATGTTCTTCCACTTGCCGATCGGCTGGTTCGGGCTGTGATTGAATAGCGCGATCGGGTTCTGCCGGAACTGATCCAGCATCCAGCCGGCCGGCTCGATCACGTCGCCGTAGCGGTCGACCGTGGCATCGCTCAGCACATAGCTGAGGCTCCCGTCCACCTTGCCGGCGGCGGTTTTACGAACAACTGCCATGATGTGTTCCTAGAGGCTCAGGCGACCATCGCCATGATGTCGAGCGGCTCCTCGGCATTGGCCGACGCCCCTCGCGCCATCGTCAGCGCCACCATCCCGTCGATCCGCCCGGCACTGCGCGCCTTGTCCAGCTTGCGGTTGCCGGCCGGGTCGGTCTGCACCCGCGCATTCGCCGCGCACGACGTCAGCACCGGGTGATTGCCGTGCGCCAGCTTGCCGTTCAGCAGGTCGCTCTCAAGCTCTCGCAGTGCCGGGCTCATGCTCTGCATCCCCTGCCCGAACTCGACAAACTTGGTGTCCAGGTCGTTGTCGCTGAAACCCGCCTTCACCAGCCACGGGCGCAGGTGCCGCCAGCCCCAGCGGTCGAACGCCAGCTTGCGGATATCGTAGCGCTGGAACGCATCCCGCAGGCAGTCGGCCACATATTCGTATTCCACCGAGCTGCCCGGCGCCGCCTCCAGCCAGCCCTCGCGGTGCCACTGGTCATACGGCACCCGGTCGGCCCGCGCCTTGGTCGCCAGCCCATCGCCCGGCAGCCAGAACGTCGGATGCACCTGCCAGACGCCCTCGACCTGGCCGATCAGCACCAGGGCCGTCAGATCCGACACCGCCGACAGATCGAGCCCGCCGTACACCGGCACGCCGTCGATCGGCAACACCTCGCCGCCGCACGACGCCCACACGCTCACCGACACAAACGGGTTGTTCGCCTCGACCCGCTGGTTCAGCACCAGATTGCGAAATTCCGCCTCCCGGCTCGGCATCCGCCGCGCGTCCTCGGCCATCGCCAGCACTTCGGTCGCATTCAAGAAATCGCCGAACGCCGGGTTGGCCGCCCGGATCGCCTCTTCGCCAAACGGGTCGAGCTTTTCGTCCGCGGTGTACAATTTCACCACCACCCGCGGGTCGTGCCCGGCCAGCGCGTCGTCGATCAGCACGCTCAGCAGATCCGCATCGGTGGGCGCCTGCGTCGAAATAATGATGCTCAACGGTTCGTCTTGTGCGCCGGTCGCCGTCTCCAATGCTTCGTACAATGTGCTGCGTGGGCCGCGGACTTGGCCTAGCTCGTCATGTATAACTAGCCGAGGGTTTAGTCCGAACGCTGTTGTAGCTTCGGCCGATAGTGCTTTGTAGAAACTCCCTAACCTCGGATACAAAATCTCCTTTGCGGTATCACGAATTCGGATGGCATCGTGTAGCTCTGGTGATAGCCGCACGCACTTCGCTGCCAGATCGAACAACAAGCCCGCCTGATCCCGCGACTGCGCCGCTGAGTACATTTGGCTATTCGCTCGCGCTTCCGGCCCGCAAAGGTGGAGCAGCAATAAAAACGCGCTTAACGCTGTTTTGCCGTTCTTGCGACCAAAGCTGAAGATCGCGCGCCGCGTGCCCGCCGGATTGTCGTAGATCGCCCTTAACGCTTCCCGCTGCCACTCCCGCAGCACTACCGGCTTCCCGACCATCGACGCACGCCCGCTCGGCACCCGGCAGCACTTCTCTATCCATTCGATGTTGCTGTCAGCTCGAGTAGGTAACGAGCGTGTGCGGGTCACGGGCTGCCGTGCTGGATGTCTTGTTGCCACGTATATTGATCACCGATTGCGGTGTGATCCTCAATGAGGTTGCTATCTTTCGGATAGCCTCGCTCTCCATTCGCTGTGTACCCAGCAGCGTTAGCAACTCTGCTGTGTCCTTGGTGTGCTCGATAAGATCGGCGATACGATCAGCCATTACCACGTGCCGACATAGCTGTGCCAACAGCGGCACGCTGCCCGCATCAAACCACTGTACTGGATGCCCCGATACGATCGGCCACCACACTGCACGTTGCTCGTCAGTCAGATGATGTGGTGGCTGAAGACGTTCGATCGTTTCCAATACATCGGATTGCACCATCAGCGATGCGCGTGATCGACGACCAGGCTTCATGTATTAAACCGGGGGGGGCGGCTCGCCTCGCCGGGAGGCCGGCCGAGAAC